GCGTGAAATTTGTGAGTTTCGGATTGAATGCGGAAATTATAGAGGGAAGGACGTGATACGTATGCGGAAGTTGTATGATTCGATCATTAACACATTTATAATTTTAGGTAATGGAGATGTGTTTCAAAAACATACTGGTAATCCTTCAGGTAGTAATAATACTGTAGTTGATAATACTCTGGTTAATTTTATGTTGAAAGCCTATTGCTGGTACCGTTCGGCACCAGAAGATAAACGAGCTTATAAGTGCTTCATGGATAATGTTGAAGCAGCTTTGTATGGTGATGACGATGATTTTACAGTCTCTACTGATGCCGTCGATTTTTACCACGCTGATGCGTGTGTGAAATATGGCGCCGAATTAAACTTTAAGTTTACGGCAGAGGATGAAATTTGGACTCCCCGTCCAGCATCGGAATTAGTTTTCTTAGGCCAGCGTTTTATCGCTTACCATGGGTACTTTATGCCAAAACCAGACGCATCCAAGGTGTTGTCATCTTTGATGTTTGGAAGTGCGAATAATGATGTGCGGTGGCAGTATATGAGAGCTGTTGCACTCCATTTGGATTCTTTCTTTAATCCAGTGTGTAGAAGAATTCTAACGGACTATTTACACTATCTGCACGTACACTACCGTGCTTTCCTTGTTGATGGACCTGTGGGTGAAACCACTTGGGCTCAAATTAAATCAACAGTTCGTGATGATCGTGCTGTTATTGCATTGTATTGTAATGAGGAACAAAGGTCTTACCAAAACAAGGCTATAAGCTTAGACCATCCTTGTTTTGAATTTAAATCTCTTACAGATAAAATGTCACCAATTAATCGCGGCATTGCTGCTGCAAAAGCTTTAGAACACGGTGCAGTTAAGGCTGCTGAGTCAGCTATAAAGCGTGCTGATAAAACATTCAAACGCACAGCTAATGCGTTAACCGGAAAAAAAAATAGCGAAGAAACAAAATATAAAAGCCATTGAATATGGTAATAACCAAAACACTGCTCTTTCATTTGGGAGCCGTGCTCGCCGCCGTGTTTATAAATTTCAGGAAAAAACTGCTCGGAATAAAGGTATGCCTGTTAAATTTTCAAACGTTGAGGGTGGTGTTTGTATAAAAAACAGAGAAATGTTAAATATTGTTAATGGTACTCAAAATTGGAATACACAATATAACCAACAGGTTGTTGTTTCTAATGTATTACTTTTTCCTTGGCTTGCTGGTATTGCAGCTAAGTTTGATAAATACCGAATTAAGTCTTTGTCTTGGGAATTTGTTACTCGCTTAGGAACTGCTGTTTCATCAAGCGCTGTTCAAGGTAGCTCCCAATTTACCTTTATTTATGATGCAGACGACACTGTTCCAACGAGTTATAGTACTATGATGGACACGAAGTACTCTCAAGAGAAGGTGTTACATCAAAATCATCATTTCCGTTTTCGACCTGAAACAGCATTGTTTACAGAATATTTTGTTAATCACTCTGGTGAGACGGACCTTACTAGTCCTGGTTATATTATGTTCTCAACCTTTGGATTATCTGCTGATACTGCGAATATTGGGTCGCTTTATGTTAGCTATGAAATTGAGTTGTTTTTACCACGGGTTAATCCTGAGAGTGTCCTTTCTGGTGATCACCAGTCGTGGGTAGGGGCTTTAACTGGTACAACAATGCAAACTAATTGGGGTTCGACCTCAATTACGACAGGTAAACCATTAGCTGCAGTTGTGAATACATCACCAGGAGTCTATGGTATTTACTTTGCGCAGCCTGGTATTTACACGACGCACGTTATGGTGACAACAACTAGTACTACTACTACTGCTGCTATATCACTAACGACCACACAAAGCAGTCCTGGTGATGCTTGGACCACACAACTGGGAAGTAACGTAATTAATGATACGGTTGTTGGAAGTTCCCTCGTCATGTGGAATTGCGTGAATGTTATTTCTTATCCCATTAGTCAGGTTGTGTGGACGAATGGCAGTTTGAATCCTGCTGGGTCCAACTCTCCTGGTAGTACTTTTCATTTTACCATTGGTAATAGTTCAGCTCAGACTTTCTTTTATCAAGTATATATTATTTGTCATTCTACCTATCGTACAGGTCCAGCAGTTCTTCCTCTTAATTCTCAGTTAAAGAAGCAGAATGAAATTGAGGCCGCTGTTGCGCGAGCTCTCGAAAAATATAATTCGTCTAAAGATGAGGTAGAATTATCAATGCCACGCCTCCGTCGTAGTGATGATGATGAGGATTATGATATCCCATCCCGTCCTCCGCGGTTAATTCGGAGTGATGTATGTTTAACATGCAAGGTTGATTTGGAATTGTGTAAGTGTTCTAGTTCGCGCATGCGCCTTTATGGAGCTGACGAAGTCCCGCCTGCACCCACACCTTCGCGTGCTGGAAGCAAGAAATAAACTTCTATAGTTTTATTTTTTTATATATAGATATGATAGTTTATTCGCCAATTTTTGTTGAACTTCGGTAATTATGGACCCTACCAAGATG